TCCTCACCTAGCAATTGTGTTGCTGGTTTATGCCATGCAGCATAGCTGTTTAGGCGTGGGGTACTAGGAATTAACCTAGTCTCTTTTCCTGGGATGCAGCCTTATAGGGTGGCACCCTATCTGTTCTGTTCTCAGGAGTCATTATGTCAGAAACAACCTCTAAACGTACCACTTGGTCTCTTAGTAATTATTGGTCCAGTACTTTCTCTAATAGAGATAAGAACGGGAACAATAATACGTATTCTGATTCCAGCGGTCAAGAATTTGGGGGAGGAGTTTACTCCTCTTTCCAGAACTTTTCCAATGGTTTCAAGAATCCTTACTGGAAGAGTCAGGTCAAGAATGGCCAGAACGCAACTACCAGTTTTAGCTGGGGTTACGGTAATGGCTCTTCTCCCTACTTCTCCATTAAGTGGGATATCGAGTGGGTAGATGGAGGTGGAACTCTTATCGGCTCCCGGAAGGGTCAGACGGACGGTTACGCCCGTTTTGATACCTTACCGGTTGGCGTTAGTGTTCCTCCGGACGTAATGATCCGAGTTACTAACCGCTGTATTCGTCGGTTTATTGATAACTGCAACGAGATCACATCCTCTTTTGAGGCTGGTCAAGACGCAGGTGAGTATCATGAGACCCTCGAATCTATCCATCGGCCTTTACACTCCCTTCACAACAGCATTCTTTCTTACCTTGCTCAGTTAGGAAAACTGAAACGAGGAATCAGAAATCCTGCATCGTTGAGGAAAGTGTTGGCTGACACGTACCTTGAGTTCCGTTTTGGATGGCTTCCTCTTGCTGATGACGTTGGGAAACTGATAGCCGATGCCGGAAGGCATCGGTTCCCAGTTTACCCTGTTCGTTCTTCAGCTAAGGAAACATTCAAAGGTGCAGTTGAGCGCCAGACCTTTGGGTCTGTCGGTTACCTGCCCGGATCCTGTGTTCGCAGTATGTCTAGTAACACATCTGTGAGTCTCAGGTATCAAGGTGCGATTAGGAGTAATGCAGATTCTACCGGGCGGATTAGTCAGGCTCAATCACTTAGGTTATTACCTAGTGATTGGCTTCCTACCGCTTGGGATCTTCTACCTTACTCGTGGATAGCTGATTATTTCACCAATGTTGGTGATATAATTCAGAGTCTTTCCTTCGTTTCCTCAAACTTGGTATGGGCTAAGAAAAGCCTTCAGACTGAGGAGAGGATCTCATATTCTGAGATCCTACCTTCCTTTAGTCCGTCTGCTCCTCTTGGCTATACCTTGTCTTCTGGAAGCGTTTGGTGTGACGGCGGCGCTGGTGAGATGTCCTCTATTAACGGTTCACGCTCCGCGATTAGTCCGTCGGATTTAGTGCCGAAATTTGAATTTCAAATTCCAGTATCTAAGTTCCCGTACTATAATCTCGCAGCGTTGTACGCTAGTAGAGTTAAGCGTCTCATCCCTTTCTTTTAATGTAGTCACCGCATGAGGTCTTTATGGCTCTCACGTTAACCTCACCCGTTACAGGTGGGGCCCAGACCGGATTGACGACTCCGTCGTATAATCTGGCAACGGATACTGCCCCGAGTAATTCGGGTAAACAGTATGCTGTGTCTTCCCTTGGGGGGACACAGTCTGGAGTTGATGCTTCATCTTCTCCAAGCCGTCCCTTCACGATTACACTACAGAGGCCGCCTGTTCTCAGGCAGCTTCCGGCAGTGGACTCTGTGACGGGTGTTCTCCGAAATGTCCCGAGGAACACGTATAAGATCATTGGTCGCAAAGGCGTCACGCCTCTGGCAGGTCAAGCTGCGCAAGTGATGAATGTCACTGTGCAGATTGATGTGCCGGCTGGCGCCGATGTGGCTGATGCTCCTAACGTGCGGGCGTTATTGTCACTTGTCATCGGAGCTATGAATCAAATCTCCGCTGGCATTGGCGATACCGCCGTTACCGGTGTTATCTAGGTGGTCTATGACCTCTATGATAGCCTGGTTTCGCAGTCATTCGACTGCCATCCTGTCGACAGTGATTGCCGTCTCAAAAGTGGGCTTGCTTGGAAAAGCAGGTACCGCTATTGTTACAGCTCTCGCTATCGCCTGCGGGGTTGCCACTAAGTAGCAATACTTAGTGGTCCCGTACGTGACATCTCTTGGAGAACGACATGGGCCTTAGTCCTGACGCTCTTTTTGAGGCTGTGTTTTCAGACGTTTCCGAGAATGTAAGAGAGTTTTCTCTCAGACCATTTCCCGGATGCACGTATAAGCAGTTTGCCTCATCCTATCTCCTTGAATCGATTACTCGTAAGTTTATACCTACGAGGAAGTCGGACATCGAGAAGGCTGATGCAGCTGCTTTTACGGCCTTTACATCGGCTAATAACCGCTGTAAAGATTGGCAGTTACTCCCTCAGAGTTGGATTGACGAGCATATCGTCGGAGAAGTCCGACGTGAGCTTGACAATTTCCTTCATCCTGGTGGAGTTCCATTGATCGATTCGTTCTTTACTATTCTTAGTAAAGCGCGACCCGGTCCTGGAGTTAATGTTGGGGCTATAGGTACTTCGTATTATACGAAGTATCTTGCCTCTCCATTATCAACAACTTCTGAATACTTATACGATGAGTATAAGCGTTATTGTGATTGGATACCATTCCTATCCGAAGCGGAGGTTGTCCGCTACGAAAAGTTTGGTCCTCCAACCATAACGCACAGCAGCAGATGCAGCCTCGTCCCAAAAACGACCGCTGTAAGCCGTATGATTTGTATCGAGCCCTCGCTGAATATGTATTATCAGCTTGGCCTCGCTACGATCCTCGAGAAGCGCCTCAAGGGATACTTTGGTATCGACTTGAAGTTGCAACCTGAGGTGAATCGTAGGCTGGCACAACAGGGTTCTAAGGATGATAGTCTTTGTACTATCGACCTTAGCTCTGCGTCTGACTCAGTTTCACTGAGACTTTGTGAGACGTTGTTTCCTCAATGGTTCTTCGAACTATTGTTGAGACTTCGATCTCCTTCCACTACATATCGTGGACAGACTGTGCCTTTGTTTATGGTCTCTACAATGGGTAATGGTTTTACATTCCCATTGCAAACCATAATCTTTACAGCTATCCTTCGTGCGTGTGCATCTATATGTGGATACACTCCACCATTTCCTATTGGGTGCTTTGGCGACGATTTGATTTGTACGAAACGTATGTTTCCTACAGTCATTCGAGCCTTACATCTCTTAGGATTTAGTGAAAACACGAAGAAGACCTTCTTTGAAGGTCCGTTCCGTGAGTCCTGCGGTGCTGATTGGTTTTATGGCCAACCAGTACGTCCGGTCTTCATTAGAAGGCTAGACTCCCTGCAGAATATTACGGTCACCATAAACCAACTAAATGAATGGTCTGCGTATACCGGTATTCCGTTAAGGAATACTATATCTTTACTTCTATCTCGTGTGCCGAAGAGATTTCGTCTCTTTGTCCCATTTGACAGTAATAATGATGAAGGTATCCGCGTTCCACTCACTCTCATTAAGCCGAAGTTTAATCGGAATGGCTCATATATCTTTCGTAGTTATATGCGCTCTCCGTCTAGACTACGTATTAGTGAGGGGACAATCCGTGGTCCTGGGAGGTTTGGGAACTTAATATATAATCCACCCGGATTATATTGTTCGTTCCTTTTTGGTGAGTTGGTTTCCTTTACAATCTCTATTAGGCATAGTAGAGCATTGTATCGGTCGAGACTGCGGGTGTGTCCCTATTGGGACTACATCCCGAGTGGCAGCCTAACCAACGGGTTTAGACTGTCATGGCAGCAGTGGGAAACTGCTGTGGTCAATAATATTGACCAAGCCCAGTAGAAATACTGGTTGGGTGTATTGACACCCGTCCGAGATGCC